TGAAACAGTTGATGATGATTGGAAGTTGTCTTTTCAAACAGCTTCTAGTTTAAATCTTGCTAGTCTTCTTCAAGACATTAAGAAGGAGTCCCCACTCTATTACCAACAGACGGGACTTCACCAACAATATCTAACTCTTTTGTTTGCAGGTGCATGTGGAATGCAGCTTGTTCAACAAGGAGATAGAGAACTTACCGGTCAGAGTAGGATCGGCAAAGGAGGTTTGTTTCCGAAATCTTTTACGGATGCAGCCTCAGCGGCGGCTCCGATCGTCGCAGCAGTCGGTATGGCTAATCCCAGTAGTGGGATTGAAGGAGCTGAGGAAGGCTCGAAACCTGAAGGAGATGAAGCTTTTGATCCAGGAACTGTTACTATGACAGCCGTTGCTTCTGAGATTCAGATGGCAGCGGATGTTGTTGCAGACACAATCTCTGCACAGTTCACTGAAATGAAACTCCTTCCAGCAGTGGAAGGATACAAGTCAGAAGTGGACCGTTATGCCTACGACATGCTTTTCGCGAAACCCATGATTGCAGCCACTTGGGTGTGGAACACCACTCAGGCAACTGGAACAGAGGTGGGTGCTATTCAAGTACCACAATTTCTCAAGACACTTGACAATTTGCAAACTTCAACTCTCAAACAACATGCCTTTATGCGTTTTAAAACCATGATTGTAACAGGACACATCAATTGTAATGTGTACACTATGGGTTGGGGTCGTTTGGCCTCAATCGGTAGTGAATACTATACAGACTCAAGTTCAAACTACAACAGAGCAATCACTTCTTCAGGAGCTGACATCAATGCGTCAGTAATGACGCAACCACTTCTTCAAATTCCAATTTGTTTCAATCAGAGTTGGATTCCCACAAAAATTTTTTGGCAGAACAGCATGAAGCAATGTAATTGGGTGGCGTTTTACGTCATCCTACCGTTGATGGGAGTTGAGGGAGACTCACCCTCTCTTCCTATTCGGATTACAGTGCAGTTTGAAGGGCTGGAACTAGCGTGTCCAGTCAAACCCATGACGAACGCAGACTTGTTTCAACCGTGGGTTCCCCGCGGTAGAGAATTGACAGGACAATCAGGACCAGAGAAAACTTCGTCGGTGGTTTACTACCCACGGAGTAATGCGTTTGCGAACTATGAAGAAGGAACAGAGATTTTGAAGAATGTGGCTGGGGGGGCAACTCCCCAATCATTGATTCAAACGACGGAAGATGCGATGGACATCAACATGTTGATGTCCAAACCTGGTATCATGGCTTATTTTCCAATTACAACTGACATGGAACCAGGAAACGTCATTTACACACGACGCGTTACACCAATTCAAGATTCTGAGTATGCTCGTCCAACAACTCCTCTCGCGTATTTTGCGCGATGGGGAGTTCGTTGGAGAGGAGCGTTGAGGTATAAGTGGATGATTGCGAAGAACGTGTTTTCGACATGTAAAGTCGCGATTGTACAGATGCCTTTGGACCATACCTACACACTTGACACTGATTACATGAATTATAACCATGTCATCTTTGATTTGAAGGAAGACAGTCTCATTGAATTTGAGATGAGATTTCTTTCAGATCACCCAACTCTACGTGTCCCCCATCTTTTCGGACCAATGAGTGGGGGATATAATGAGGGAGGAGTCACTTTTGGCTCCCAACTTGTTATCATTCTCCACACAAAATTGCAAACCAATGCAACCATGCAAAGTACACTTAATACGGCGTTGTGGGTGAGTGCTGGTACGGGGTTCACCCTGTACAACATTCACCTACCAGACTATACAGCCGCGACAGATCTCGTTTTGAACATGACCAATGCAAGTAACATTCGAATTAAGAATTTCACTGGAGAAGAACAATGGTTAGTGACAGCTAACACTGTCATTGAAGGTGGACAGATTGCCGAAGGACCATATACAGCAGTGAGTTTAATTACTGTCAATTTGGGAGCAGGGCCAGTTTCATCTGGCTTTAATTGGACAGGAAATGTAGTCTACGCACAAGAATTTCAGGGCACCATGTATATCACCAATAGGGTTTTTCCTGTTGGTGGTTCTGAATCACCAACTGCACGAGAAGTTTCAGGTTTTCCTGTAACTATTCGACCAGGAGGATCTCTAGAATTGACAGGTCAGAGTGGCATCACCAGTGCCATGCATGACAAATCACAGAAAGAGATTCCTATGATTGGAACGAGTAGTTTGGAGTTTGACATCCCCATGAAGTATGAACCATTAACATCTTTGCTTCAAATCTTGGAACGGCCCCATGCGATTAACGTCGCGCCAGGAGTCACTTTTGTGAATCGAACAGCAGAAACTGTGGATGCATTTGAGATGTTTTCACAGTGTTTTGCCTACACAACTGGATCTGTGCAATGGATGGTCATTGGAGCTGATGTCATTGCAAACCCTTATCTCGACCCGACGGTGCCAAATATTCGAGCAAGTTACATCCAAGGAGGAGTGAAGATGCCAGTGGAGGACGGACACGTTCTCTTGGTTGATTCACCTCCAATGACGGATGCACTTGTGTGTATGAATGTTGCGGGCAGTTATAACGATTTGATTTTGGATGCAAGAACCCAGTTGACAGGAGTTGCAATTGTTCCGCGAAGTGAGGACGTGAATGTTGAAGTGTACGTGCGTGCTGGTCAGGGATTTGAGTATCACTATTGGTGTGGTATTCCAACCCCTGAACAGCAAACACGAACCCTTCAGAAAACCAGCCTTCAACAACAAACCACACTGAATGTTGCGTCAAGTTTGGCACTTGAAGCTAAAATCCAACAATTGCGTGAACATGAACGCAATCGCATTCAGAAGGAACTTACAGGCCAAATGAATTGTGATGATGATCAGAAGAACTGGAAAAATCCAGGGAAGCAATCATCAGAGAGCAAGATTCTGGGAAAGCTTAAAACGCTTTTGCCAGGGAAGACTGAATCTCATGTTGTCGCCGACCACGCCCCCGGAAATCCATTCGAGGGTGAAGAAGACGACGATGTCGAGGATGAATATCTGAGTGTTTGCTCAGAGACTGACTCCTCAAAACCGCGTACGAAAATTCCAACTTCACGAATGATACCTAAGCCTGTCCATGCCGCGCTACAAAGCGTAGCGGACACGGCTCATAGTATCGATCAAAATTCTACAGACATGAAGTTCACGTTCCGTGACATCAGAAATGATATTGCTGCGACGCGTGAAGCTGTCAAGAAGACGAGTGCGAGAATTACGTCAACGTGTGATCGAGCTACAGATGCCATTGTTTCTACTAAGCAGAAATTTCATGACAAAATGGATGAAATCCGACAGGATATCAAGCATGATGGATTGTTTTCTATGCTTTTTGGGAAGGAGAGCGCTCATAGTAAGATCATACAAATACTTTTAGTTGATGCACTTGAGTGTGTGACAATTAGAAGCAAAGCGAAATGGATTGGGATGCTGGTGAAAATCGGCATCTCGATGGGACTGACGAACAAGCTCGTAGGCTTGGTAATGAAGTACTTTCGTGAGAGAACCTCAACCGAAGTGACCCCGACCGAAAATCATCAGGGGGATGCAACGGGACAAGCATTTGGCGATCAAATGCCGCTTATTTGTTCAATTGTATCGGTTCTCATCATGTTTGGTGCTTTTGCACTAAGTGGCGGCACTCATGTGGATGGTAAGAAATTGCCAACCATGTGGGATTGGGCCGCGGAGCGTGGACGACAAGCCTTCTCATTAGACCGAGGAGTAGAA